CTTGTAAATGATGCCCAAATCGATCACTAACTACTTTAGGATCTTTATCTATTTTCATCTAAACTTTTAAACCTGCATCCGCAAATGCAAATTTCATTCTTTGTACAAAACCCATAGCATCTTGCATAGCATCACATACTGCATTAGCATATGTTTCATTACCTTCGCCATCCATATCGTATTCAATACGAGTTTGTACTAATTTTCCGTTATCTAAGTTACGTCTAACAAAAATGTTTATAGCATTTTCTTGACCATTAACTGTGTAACTGGCAACTACATCATCATTATCAGTTTGAAACTGTCTTACTAAACTGTCTTCATCATTGTATTGACGTTTGACATTTCTAGTATATCCGGCACCTTCTGTAATAACATAGTCTTCATTAATGTCTTCCATTGCTCGTTTAGTAGCAGTGGCATACATTACAGATTCCCAATCATCGCCGTAACGTGCTTGTAAATCCTTTTTGTTCTTTTTCATACCCATGACAATGTCTTCACGCTTTTTCTTTTCTGCGTCAGTCATTTCACGTTCGTTGAGTTCTTCTCCGTTAACTTTGAGAATGTACTCACCATCGTGTACGTGTATTTTTAATTCATTACCATTGTGATCCATTGTGCAGATGACATCTTCTTCGCCTTCAACTACTTGTTTGAAGCCTTCAAACTTTAATAAATCGTTTCTGATGCTCTCTGCTAGGTTCATTATCTTCTGCCTGTCTTTGGTAGTTCGGGAAGTTTAACGTTTGTTAATGGACCGTCTGTACCTTGTGGTAAATCGTTTGTAGTTTCAGCCTTAGGTGCTATTTCTTTACTAACAAATTCATATTCTGTCTTTGCCGCATTTTTAATAACATCTTTGTCTTTGCCTTCTGTGCCGTATTCTTTAACAGCATCTTTAACTGCTGGATGATCTTCTGGTAAGTCACTGTTTAATAGTGCTTCTTCACCTTCGTCTTTACGACCTTCTTCATCCATCATTGAATCTTCAAATGCTTTGTTAAGTACAATAACATTACTACCTGAGATACCTGCTTGTCTGCAAATCTCTGTAAATGCTTCTGTAGATGCTGGATAATTAAACTTGGCATCCATAATGTGTACTTCTGTATTTTTAACACCTTCGAATCCCATTGGACTTTCTTGTACTGGAAGTCTCTTTGGTGCAGATAAACTTACTAAGTCAAATGCTTCACAGCCACGTTCAATACGCTCTTGCTGTTCTTTTGTTAGTTCGCCTGCGATTTTAATACGGTATTCGTATGTTTGTTTTGATTCAATCAAATATTCATGTAATGATTTCATAATCTTTCTCGTTAACGTTAAACTTTGTTGTATTTATGTTTATTCGTCAGTTTCTTCTGCATCGATAACTGAGTCAACACCCTGTGCGAGTTGTTTGAGTAGTTCGTTTCTGTCCATCAACATTCCACTACTACCTTTGGGACCGTCTTGACCTTGTTCCATATCCAACTTTGCTTTTTTAAGTTGTAAGTCAAGCATTTTTAGTTTTTTAGTTATTTTTTTGTCTTTGGCACTCAATGCCGTACTGAGCATACGTTCTGCAACAGCAAATATTTCAGCACTGTGTCTTGCTTCAACATTCATACCCAAATTCATTAGTTCTTGAAAACTGTCTACAGCCTGTTGAGCAATGGTATCCATTTCTGAATCGTTTTCTAAACCACGCACAGCCGTTAGAGCCGCTTCAACTTTTTCCATGGTTGTCAGTTCAACTGCGTGTTTTATGGGTTCTTCCACGGGTGTTATGTCTACTTGATCTTCTTCTGTTTCCGGTAAATCAAATAGTTCTTCTAATTTCTTTGTCATTTCTTAAATATTTGCTCTTCGGTAATTACTCTAAACTTTATGCCATTACGTTTTGCCCAATGTATTGCCGCTTCCCATTTGGCATAGTTGACAGCAACAGTGGCACGTTCTTTTGTATTTAACTTCTCTGTTAACACACTTTGCTTTTTTGGTTTAATTTCAATTAACTCAGCAACACGTTGACCTTTTTTGTTTTGATAAATTACTAAGAAATCAGGAACATATATAGATTGTTTTCCTGTGAGTGGATTACGATATGGAATTTTTATTTCTTCACTTGCCCATTCCATTACGTTTTGATTGTTGTCACAAAAGTTCATAAAAGCAAGTTCCCAAGAACTGCGATATATGATAGATCCTTTGCCTACGTATTTGTTTGGATTGCGTGGCTTAAAATGTCCTTTGCTGTATTTGAGAGCCATGACATTATTGAACTATGTTCCTGGCAACGTTTTGATTAGCAGTTAGTACATTTGATACACCCAACAAAGCACTCTGTGAACGTATTTGATTTAGATAGTAACACATTACTTCGTTGACACCTATTTTGTCTTTGTCATTCATTGACTCTAACAATGTTAGTACGTTTACATTGGTTGCTTTTGCTACACGAAATAAATCCAAAGCAAATGCTTCTGCAGATTTATCACTGTCTGTTACTTTTTTAAAAAATCCCAATACAACAGAATATTGCTCACTACTAATATTAAGCGATGGATCGTTGTAAAACTTTTCTATACTAAACTGGTCTGCCATTATTGTGTTATGTTGTTTCCGTTGCTAAACACATCGCCTGCAACGTCTTTAAAAGTATTTGTAAATGTATTAAATTCGTTTGAATTTGTAACAGTGCTAAATGTATTAGACAACTCTTCTCCAACTGGTGCAAATGATTTTGCTACACTAGATAGTGTGTCGGTTGCTGAGTTTACTAAACTGTCTGCACTTGGTATATCTTCAACTAATCCATTGATGTTTGGAACATCAATTGAACTTATAGATTCTGTTATACCTTCTAGCGAACTTTCTAATATGTTTACTCCGGGCTCTATAGATGATTTTAAACTTGCAAACAGTCCTGTGAAGTCGCTGTTTAGTTCGCTACCAGGAGCAAACTGATTCTTTAGTGAATTTATACTAGGCGAAACATTTGTAAATGTATTAGTAATATTTCCAAAACCAAAGTTTGTACTTAGACTTGTACTTAAACTTGAAAAGTTTGTTCCACCAAATAGTGTAGCACTACCAGATATACTTCCCAAATTCAATCCAAAGTTAGATCCAAACGACGGTATCGAAAAAGGACTGCTACTTCTAGCACCGTTGTTAGATAAAAAGTTAAGTCCGCCACTGATAGCACTGCTTACTAATTCTTTGCCGAGGATACTTGAAATATTTTTACCTTTTAATGTGTTTCTCAATGATCCGCCTGTTCTTATAGCACCTAGGATATTGCCACTTGCTAGATCATCTAATATACTTGAACCAGCATCTAATATGCCGCCTTGTCCAAATAGTGTTGCTTTTGTTCCTGCTCTCAAAGGACTTGGTGTTGTGTCGTACATTGCTGGATCGCCAAATCCACGTACTTCACTACCAACTTTGCCTCTACCGTATTTAACTGCTTCGTAGTTAAATGTTATGCTGTGTTGCATAATTCCATTTCCAGCACTGTAATCAAATGTGTCGTGTTGGAAACTTTGTATAATGGGATTGATTAATGTGTAAGACGTAAAGTTATTTCTGTTTAATCCATATATTTTTATGTCTTTGAAGAATGGAGGTTTAGTTCCATCTCCAAACCCAGTACCGTCATAACCCCAATCGTTTACACGTCTCAAGTCATTATAAATGTCTCTTGAATTATATTCGGGATTATTACTACCTTGTCCGTCGTATCCGTAGTCACTATCGTTGTAATAATACATCATGTAGTTTGCCCACATAGATCTTACAGCATCACTACCGTCGTCATGTAGTGTGAGTGTTACTGGTTGATAGTTTATTTTCTTTTGTACGTATCTTTTGCGATTATATTGATGCATTTCATCAATATCAAAAGTGTAACTTGGTAGTTGAGCAGTTTTGACAAGCATACCAATGCGTGATTTGCCTTCTGCTCCACCTACTGCTTGTGCTAGTCCTGGTATTTCGGCAGTGTTTAATGTAAAGTATACATGAAAAAGAAACTTGTTAGTTGGGGCAAGTGCTTGACCATCTGCAACGAATGTTTTCGATGCGTGTTTGTAGTCTCGCAAGTAGTCAGTACCAAAGAAGCCTTCTTTAAAGCCATCTGTGAAGTTGTCCCAACTACCTAACTGTTCCTTTAACTCCTTCTTGAGGAAACTACCGAATCCCATAACGGATTATTAGTTAACGTTGTCGCCTAATGTTCTTCCAACTTCAGCACCAACACCATTACCAATTGGTGTTTGAACAGCATTGTCATAACGTAGTGTCAATGAAACAGTTGCTGGTTCTGAACTACTGTAGTTCATATCGCCGTAGTTTACATTTGATAGGTAACATCCGTAAATTTCCCAAGTCTCAAGTACATTTGGTTCGTTAGCACCATTACCACCATCTAGTATTTCTAAACGTGTAGTAAATTTATAATCAGATCCAGAAGAAGCACTTGATTGCTCCATGAAGTCTAATTGTCTTTGTAGTTGCTCACCAACTAACTTAGTAACTGCACCACTGGCATCGTCACGTAAATTAACATTGATGTCATCCCACGTATGCTTACCAGCAAGACGTACTCTTGAGTTGTAAATATCGATATCAATTGGATCAAAACTAACACTTGGTCTAGTAAAGTCCATGATTTGTTTAGTCATTTCAGTTCTAGGTGTACTTACACCAAAGTTCTCAAATATCGCACGGAAGCGATATTTTAGTTTAGGCATCAACAAGCCTTGACTAGATCCAGACTGGTCTGTTGCCAATGGCGTTGTCATCCTTGTTAAAGATGATACTGACATATTATTATCTCCTAGTTAATTTTATATGTACTCTTATTTATGACAAAATTTTAAGTTCAAAAACCACTTTTTTTTGGCTAGGTTATTTTGCTAGATAACTATCTTTTTTATGGTGAGAAAAAGATATGTCAAATAAACAAACAATGATTGCTCTAGATCCTAATAAAAGTACTGTTTTTGGGACTCAGAAGAAGAAAAAACACACACCAACTGCTACCTGTAAAGTGTTAGGATGTAACAATCATATAACACAATGGACAGGTAAAGGTTCTCAAACACTATGCGAGGAACACCAAAAAACACTTCGTGAATTTAAAGGGTTTGCTAGATTAGATAGACCATATACATTACATAAAAAATTAAAATGTGATGCTTGTGGACACGAACCGTACAATAATATACGTTTGAGATTAGAGCCAGAATTAGAACGTACTGTTTATGCTTATCGTTTACTTCAAGTAGATCATATTGTTCCTCCTGTTAATCCAGATGACAAATATATCTTAGATCACGAATGTAATCATCCAGACAATTTACAAACGCTGTGCGGCGACTGTCACCAAATTAAGACATTAAAAAGCGGTGATTTCACAAATAATAAACAAAAAGACTAAATAAATTTTGATGTAACTTCAAAATACATCAAAAACCCTTGTAATCAAAGGTTAAAGTAGTCCGAAAAGACTACACAAATAAACTAATTTTAATAAGAGGAGAAACTTATGTTAAAACAAGTAGTAGGTTGGATCAATGA